TTTGAATAGGTGCCTGTCTTCTCCAGCGTCACACAATTTTCATTTAACTGACGAACACTATCAGACAAATCCGTGTTTGTCGTATTTACGGTGTACAGCTGTTCGACTGCCGTAATACTCAGTCCTTCGATTTTGACCCTCCACAACGGATAGTCTCTCTGCTTGTCCCCGTTATACAAATTTCCCTGTACGATTGCGGGGTCAGTGGCTGACGTCCCGGCAGTTCCTTTGACAACGACCAAGCTATAAGAATCTGCTCCGCCGTCATCACCTGCGATGAATCTAGCGACTATTAGGTCGTTCCGTTTTTTGCCGGATACCCCGTTTTCTATCGTCATGTCTTCATAGTCACCTTTGTATATGATTGCCGCATGACCGCCGACAACCACCACGCCGTCCGTTATCCGCACCTTATTGTTGCTTATGACAGTCGCTGCCAGCTTCCCGCCTATGTCCAGCACTCTGTCATCCCCTATCAGCGCGGCATAGATGGCTGCGTCATCTTCTGCCAGTATATGTGCCGGCTCTGCAGCGGGCGTGTTTACTGTGATTGGTTTTAATGCCATTTCATTCCTCTCCTTTCAGTTTGTACTCGATTGTTGCGCTTCCTTCTTTTATCTTCAATATTTTATTGACTACAGGCTGCTTCAGGTACATGTCTGTCAGCCGGTCCCGACCGCCAACGATGTCACCGATTTCCACATCCACATTATCCACGGTTGCGTCCATCTGTATGTAATTCATTAAGTCTCTCAGCTTCTTTTCGCCGTCTTCCTTCAGCTTCTCTGTATCTGACTGGGATGTATAGGAATACAATGCAGTCCGCTCTGACAGACCGGTATAGTACTTCGTGCTGCCTATAGTCCCATCCGCCTGCACATACAGATGAAGGACTGTTCTATCTTCCCCCTCCCCTGTTCCAGCGCAGATGAGATGATTGATTCCCCTGCGGTAATCCTGGGTTGTGAAATTAATTTTATCGTCCTGGCTGTATTCAAATTCCTCCGACCAATCGGTGATTGGGACCGCGCAAATATGTACCGCCCCATTCATCCCGCCGGGGTCTCCCTGCTGATAATAGATTTTCAGTCTTGCATTCTGCGTCCCCAGCATTTTCTCCAGTCCTTCCAGAACTGTACAGTATCGGTCAAACTGGAAACTGCTGATTTGGATACCGCTGTTTTCATTGTCTGCAACAAAAATAGGACCAAACTGGTCCCCTATGATGTCTCCTATTATTTGATTCGCTTCCCCGGACACAATTTTATGTGACTGACCGGATGGCGGCTCTATGATTTTCTGCGACAGCAGCCCTCGCCATGTGTAGCCTATCCATGTAACTGTATTGCTCTTCGTGGATGTCTTTCTGTCCTCCAGCAGCCCGCCATATTCTGTACCAGGGATATAAACTCTGTATCCCCAGTTCAGCATGCTTTCGTCCCATACGTCCGCGTCCAGCTCCATTTCAAAATCATTTGTGCTTCCCAGGTCAATATCTACGCTGTTCGCGTTTTTGATATATCCCAGTTCCTCGCCCTGCGTGTTTGCGGCGATGATTTTTAACGGGAATATGTCTGCTTCCCGGACAATCAATGTCAGGTCATCTCCTAGCACTGCGTCCGATACTGTCTTTATCGTCACATTCCCCGCGTCATCTGTTATCCGCAGCATGACCGGGTAATAGGTATATTTTCCATCTGTATTCAGTTTCCGTGCCAGTGCTTCTATCTTTGCGGTATAAAATCCCGTCTGATTATCCCTTATCAGTTCGTATGTGCCGCCTTCATAGATAGCCTCTGCCTTTACGACCATTTTGGCTCGCTCCTCTCTTCGTACATGATGATGTCAAAATCAAACCGACCATTCCAGCTTATCTCCTGCCTTCCGGTCTGGATTGGCTGGAATACCGAATTTTTGAAATTCCTGTTATTGAACGCATTGATTTTTACACCCGATTTCATGTATTTTGTTACGGTTTCCGCGGCGCTGTCTACTTCCAGATATTCACCTTCCTGCAATACAATGTTAAAACGGTATTCGTATCCACCGATATAGATGGACGGCTGTGTGCATGGACCGTAAATGATGAGACGGAAGTTACATTCAGCATAGTGTTCATTTATGATAGCCGTATTTGTCAGACCGTTTGCATAGCGATAGGCATATTTCCCAGCGTAGCGCTTATTATCTGTAGATGTGATTTCACTGCTCTTAAAGTAATAAGGGTGTTCCTTTGTCCATCCTGGATTGCTGGATATCAGCTTTAATGTATTAAACATAACAGGCAAACCCATTTTCCAGTCACTTTTTGTTGAACCGATAATCATACAGTTCATGTAATACTCGGTATCTGAATATAATTTCCCTTCCTGCCCCTCAATGACATCTTCCTCAAATAATTCAACCATAGAATCAACTGCCTGATTCCATTCTTCTTGGCGTTCATTCAACGGGATTGAAAAATCACACAGGACTGCTATCTTGACGGAAAATTCCTTCGCCACCTTCCTGAAATTTGAAACTTGGTTCCTTTTCCCCTCTGATGTGTCGTAAGTATATATCCAGTCCAGAATATCCCCCGATTGAAAAAGATACGGGTAGTCTGATAAATCAATCCGTTTCCCGTTATGGTTCACATAATAAAAATCCATCTGACTACCCCCTTGCAAATCCTAATGAGTCCATGTATCTTACAATTTCTCTGTCATCTGCCGTAAACCTCATCCGTGATATACCTGTGCAGAGTCCTTCCGAAATCTGCGCACCTTGCTCTGTTACTGCACTGACAATATACTGTCCCAATGCCGCCATATCCAACGGTTCCAGCGCCGCATTTGCCCGCGCAGCCTCTTTTGCGTACTGCACACTGATATCATGCGGGATGACCTGCGCTCCGTTCGGAAGGTAAGTCAGCTCACCGCGTCCGCCTTCATTCATGTAGGCAAATCCACCCTGCCAGTTTTGAGTACCACTTGCAAGCTGCGGTATCGGACCAATACTTACGCCGGGGATTTTATTGATGATATCAATTGCAGAATTTATACCGCTGATAACACCATTTACAAATCCTTTGACCGATGACACAAGGGAGCTTACAGCACTGGATATCCCGGAGAATACTCCTGAAACAAATCCTGTCAGTCCGTTCCACGCTGACTGTATCCCCGTCAGTACCCCGGAAATCACACTGCCAACACTCGACATAATTGATGACACTACAGAATATATAGAATTAAATACACCGCCAACTATCCCTGTCAGAGTTGATATCACTGTAGAAATTGTACTGATTACTGTGGCAATAAAATTAGATATATTACTAAATACACCTGATATAATGCTAAATACAGTTGAAAACACTTTTGTAACCGCCGATATAACAGTCCCAACCACACTGATAATCGTGGCGATGATATTGGCAACAAATGTGACTATCGGAGATATTACTGCCATGACCGCTGTGATTATAGCTCCTACAATGGATACAATTGGAGAAAGCGCGGATATAATACCAGATATAACTGATATAACTACCGACAAAATATTCGTAACGATAGGAACAACCGTTTGTATGATACTCATTATGACGTTCATAATCGCAATTGCAGCCGGCATAACCGATGTTATGATATTCATTGCAACTGTAACTATATTTGTTATAACCGGCAATACTGCTCCTACCAGCTGACTAATCATAGGAGCAAGACTCGCAACTAACTGCCCCACTACGCTCGCTATTTTTGATATAAATGGCGCAATCTGCTTAATTAAACTCACTACCACCGGCAATACCGATGATGCAATTTGCGTAATCGTTCCAACTACCTGTGAAATTACAGGCAGTAAATTCGCGATTGCCGACTGGATTGCTGGAAGTATCGCGGCAGCCACCTCCCCGATAGTGCTCCCAAGGACCGTGAATACCGGAACAAGACTTGAGCCGATTGTCGTTGCAAGATTCTGTATTTGTGGCATTAAATTTTGAAATGCCATCATAATTACACTGATTGGAGACACCACTCCTCCAAATGCACTGCTCAATCCTGCTGCAAACCCTTCCGCGCCTGAAAGCCCACTTTGAAAACCGCTTGATATCGCATTCAGAAATGACATGAATGCTTCTCCAATGACACCAACTGCATTTTCTATAACCGAAAACGCGCTTGTGAAAACAGGGATGACAGTCTGTACTTTACTCTGGACAGAATCCCACACGGAAGTTACAGTATCCCTAAATGCCGTATTGGTATTCATAAGGTATGTAAATGCTGCTACTAGTGCCGTTATAGCGGTTACGACCAATCCTACAGGCGAGGCTATCAGTGCAATCACCTTTACGATTGCCCCCAAACCACTTACGACAGGTCCAATTATTTTTAATACCGGTCCTATACCAACGGTAAAAGCTGCTCCAATAGCCGCTCCCTTGGTAATCATATCCTGCATAGACGGTGACAGTGAATCGAACTTTGCCTTTAGGTCTATCAATGTCTGCACGCCATTTGCAAACGCTGCGCCGAATTTTGCTCCCAGCTCCGATGCTTTTGTCTCTATCGTACCCAGATATTCCGACAAGTCAGCCATCAGTGGTTTTAACTGTGAAAAGAATCCGCCGCCCTGTCCGCCTGCGTCAAGGAAGTTTGCCCCAATCCTGGAAATAGACGCGCCAATATTATCTAGGGCTGCAGAAAACGATGTCTCGCCCATGATTTGCGCAGCTCCGCCTATATTCTTCTCAATAGCGTTATAAAGCATTTCCGATGAAATCTGTCCGTCTGATGCAAGCTGCTTTACTTCGGACGCCGCAACGCCAGCTTCCTCTGCCAGCCACTGGTACACCGGAAGTCCCCGGTCCGCCAACTGCTCCAGGTCCTCTGTATAAACCGTTTGCCCGGTCTGCACCTTGTTGATAATAGACCCCATTTCAGCCATAGACGTCCCCGCAATCGCTGCCGCGTCTGCGGTCATCTTCAGATAGTCTGTCAGTTCCTGCCCCGGCTTAATACCGGCAGCTACCGCATTTGCCGCTGTGGTTGCCGCCTCATCTAGCCCGAATGCTGTACCCTTTACGGATTCCAGGGCAGAGTTCATAATCGTCTCAACGCTTTCCGCATCGTGCCCCAGCGCAGTTAACTTAGCCCGCGCGTCATCAATTCCCACCAGACGGTTAAATCCTTTTACAAGCGTAATCCCTGCAAGGGCTGACGTAGCTGCAACTGCCGGCTTTGTAATTTTGTTTGTGAGCGTACTTCCTACGGAAGAAATACCTTTCCCTATGCTTGATATTTTTTTTCCAAAGCTGTCTACTGCTTTCTGTGCAGTAGAAAACGCCTTTTCAAATCCGCTGCTGTCCCCGGTAATCTTCGCGCTCAACGTATAATCAGCCATGCTGCTTCACCCCCTTGTATGGTAAATTGTTTGCTTTGTAAATTTGCTTAACCCAGGCTGTGCCTTCCCTATCTTCATTCTCTTTGACTATCCGAAGATTGTCTTTCACAACCTCCATATCCGCTTTCTTTGTCCTTGATTTCTGCCATAGCTTCAACGCTCGTTTCCGTTTAGGACGCTGCACATTATAGGACGCCTTGAACATTGCGTTGTACATGTTATAGCTGTCTGAAATCAGTTTGTTTTCCCATTCCTTTTTGATGAATGCGATTTCACGCCTTGTCAGTGCTTCATAATCTGCCTTCGTGTACCCAAAATTAACCACGAAAAAAGCGAAGTCGATATCATTCAGATACGGCTCCGCTATCTTCATATAGTTGTCATCCGGTTCTCCGGAAAGATATTCAAAGTCAATCAGTCGGCTGGGAAGAAAAAAGGGCAGTCTCGCACCAGACTCTCAAGAACAAGCCCGCACACATTTTCATATCCTTCAGATTGGATGAGTGCCTCGCAAATGCTCATTCCATCTTTTGGTTTTACAAAGGAATCAGAATCTTCCTCTTTCAAACCATACGCAAAATATACTTTCAGGACTGCCAGCCCTAAGTACCCCTGTGTCCTCTTTAATTCTGCCATCGTTGGCATATTTGTCGTTCCTTCAATCAATTCAATGCGCTTCATGTTATATTTCAGCACATATTTTTTACCATCATACTCAAACATGTCTCTTCTCCTTTACGCGCCGGCTTTTACTGTAACCGTTGCAATCCCTGCTTTCAGTGCCTTTCCGCTCTCGTCACATTCAACAATCATGATTTCATCCCCGGCAGTTCCAGAAATTTCTGCCTCGCCATCCCATGCAGTCATGCTGCTGCAATTCTCATTGTATGCGGGATAGGCAAGTGGACCTGAACCAGTCTTGTATCGGTATGTATTACTCCCCGATTTCACCGGATTTACATAGACCGCGGTGTTTCCTGCTGTCTCCCCCGCAACAGATACAACTATCAGCGGCGCCAGCGCTGCACTTCCTTCCGGCATGGTGTCTGGAGTTACAGGATTTTTAGCCAAATCCACAAGCGCGCCCATTCCTTCCAGAGATAGGCTGTATGTCATCGCGTCATCATACGGTGCCTCAAGCGGATAATCTGTAATGACCGCAAGTCCGCCAAACATCCCTTTTTTCGTCTTACCGTTTATGATTTTCAGACACACAGGGTCGCTGTTTTCAAACGCCTGTGACAGCATATCGTGAGATTCATCTCCCGGAACATACAAACCATCATTATCAATGCTCCATTCTTTCATACCTGCAATCTTAGACTTCCACCCTCCGGCAGTATCCTTTGAAGTGATTTCGATACTGTCTGCCGAACGGTTGATAGTCAACCCCTGCTGTCCACTGATGGCAAGCAGCTTAGAGCCATCGGCATTATAAATCGCAAGCAGGATATCCTTACCCGCGACTACTTTCGCCGCTGAACTGGTAAAATCGCAATAAGCGTTATTGTCATATGCGAACAGCTGTAAATCAAATCTTCTCATAAATCTTTACCTCCTATATTTTACATTTGAATCCATAGCAAACCGTAAATTCATAAGAAAGGACGGCATGCTTTTCATTTGTCACTTCATCCGTTTTGATTGTCTGGATTCCGTTGTTGGTCTGTGTAATGAGCTCATATCCCTCCGGAAGAGTGATGTCCTCTGTTAAAGCCTCCTCTAATCTCTGTATGAGTTCATATGCCGATACAGAGGAATCTCCCGGTTCCGCAATCACATGTATCCAGACAGTAAAAATATCCCTCCACATCGTTTTTGTGTGACCGGGGCGCTTCCCGACAACCTGCACATAATAGAAGGGACTGGGCGTGTTCAAATCCACAGCGTCATAACACTCTATCCCTGTTCCTTCTTTTACCTTTTTTTGAATCGCTGAAATCAAATCAACTAAACCAAGCTGCTTATATGCCATACCATCATCCTTTCTTAATAGCGTCTAGCAAATCCCGATGATAAATCGGTCGCTGGATTTCCACATTGCGCTGCAAGAAACCTTGTCCCTCTACAAATCCTCCGTTTATTGTCCGGTGACCGTACTCAACATGCGGCGCATACTCTTTCGTGTAACCCACTTCTGAATCTGCACCTACTGCGTATTTATTGACGCTTTGCAGCATTTCGCCTGTGTCGTATGGCGTCCCTCCCAAAGAGGGATTATGGCTTGCTGCAGCCCTATCAACCATTTCATTTGCCTGGAGTTCCACCACAGCGTCAAAACGGACACAATTCATCTCCTGGAGTTTTCTTTCCAATTCATCCATTCCGGTCATCTTTATACGTATTCCCGACACATCATCGCTCCTTTGCTATCCTCACCCGTATCAACGTCCATCTAGGCGACAGGTCATCCTTCTTCGTTATTTCCTGCGGTGTACATGCATCGATAGCCGCATGGGTGCATTCCGGGAATTTCTGATAGGGAATAGGTATTGCAAATTGCTGCTCATTCTGAGTAACCTTGCGTTCTTCCACAGCTATCTGTTCATCTGTCCAAGGCGTAAAACGGCATTCTGTTTTCCTAACCGTTTCCCACGTTCCTCCGACCAGATTTCCCAATGCGTCTTTCTCCTGTCTCGTCTTCTTTTTTAATTCACACGATTTCCATATCACAGGAATCTCACCACCTTGCCGTTTCCTTCGCCAGAATTGGCGCGCCGCTCTCTATAGTTTTCAATTTCCTCCGCATACTCATTAAGGATATCTTCTATAAACGTTGTCGAAAGGTTTGTCACTCCCTCTGACGAAATCCCTTCATAATACGTTCGGCGGAACATCTTTACTACTGCGTCTACACAAATAGAGCAAAATGGGGCAGGTAATTCATCTGCCCCAAGCCGTAAACAGAGGCGGTCTGATACAGTGCTGATATACTCATTGAGCAAATCATCGCCAACTGTATCCTCCGGAATCCGTACCCTTACTCTGTCGAGTAAATCCATAACCGCCACCTCATTTCTTACGCTTTCACATCTGCCACTACATCACCGGAACGGACAGCTTTATAGTTCTGGTCTGCCTCCACTACTGTTATATGATGTCCGTCTGTAGCTTTGATTTCAGATACTCCATCCCATTTTGTCCACGTTTTCACATCCATGCCATAGGTCACAGCTGTAGCTGCAGAAGCATTTGTCTTATATTTAAGGACATTATTGATGGAAGCGAGCTGTTCAGCCATCGTAATCTTTGTCATTCCCGATTCGCTTCCCTCTTCAGATGTCAGTGTCAGCGCGCCCAACGTCTGTGTATCGGCGCTTCCCACAGAGATATAAGCAATCGCGTCAAGATATTCCGCAAAAATACGCAGCCCCATAATAGCGAACATTTCGGAAATTGCCCGCCCATAATTTCCCTGTGCATGGAATCCGATAAATCCGGTTTCAGAATCCGTTGTGAAGTCCAGACCCGCTTTCGCAAATTCAGAGTCTCCTGGGTCTACATAATACGCTACAAGGTTATTGAGAGGCGTAGCAATGACTGTATTTTCCGGTATCCTGCTGGACATAAATACGACATCCGCGCCTAAAAAGTTCTCAATGTAATTCATCCCGAAAGCTGTCTGCATTGTAATGTTCGCAGCTCCCACATATTTGTATACGTCCAGGATATTCACCCAAACGGCAACTCCTGTTGCAGTCCTATCCATAGAGTCAAACTTATCCTTTACCTTACCGATTGCCATAGCGAATGCCATCTGCCAGGTGGACTCGTGTCCAACCAGAGACCCCGTTTTCAGCTGATTGTACAGTTTATCTGTCACTTTTTTCTGCAAATCAGACTTAAATTCATCATCTGTTGACTGAACCGCTGCGTCATATCCCTTTTCTGCGATTGCCTCCAGCGATACTCCTTTTCTGTATTTTTCCACCTTGATTGTGTCAAACGGTGTCTCTTCTACGGTGTACTGGGACAATGGGATTTCATCACCCTCAGCAACCTCTCCGCTCTGGAGCTCCCCGGAAACCTTTTTTGTCTTAAGCGTGGAACCATTTTCTTTGCGAATCATTTTTACGATTTTCAGAACATCCAGCAATGCCTTGATATTCTTCCCAAACGTAGTGACAAAATCAATCTCACGCGCCTTCACCTGAATCTGCGCATTGCCGGTCATGTTGCTTGGCGCTGCAAACACCTGCAGACCTAATTTTTCAATGTTGTGCATAATTTTTTCTCCTTTACTATTGATATAATTGAATGTTTTCTGCAATCATCCGCTGCCTTTCGGTCGGGTCTTTGATTGCGTTTATCTGTTCCTTTGTGATACTCCCGATTCCGCCGGTTCCAGTTTTGGGCGGCGCGCCTTTCAGCGCCTCCTTGACCGCGGACTGTACCGCTTCTTTGAATACCTTCGCAAATGTTTCAACACTCTCCTTTGTTTTCTCTGCGTCATCTGATACAATGTTCATGATGATTTCATCCGGTACATTGATTTCCTCATCAGTCAACATCTTTCTGGCTGTTTTTGCCATATCGCCGAGAGCAATCTGCTTTTTAAGGTCATCCAGCTCCCTTTCCGCTTTATCCGCCCGATACTTCTCCTTCTCTTCAGCGGTCATCTGTGAGAGTTTTTCTGCTTCAGATACCTTATTATCCGTCAGCGTCTGCCATTTCTTTTGCGCATTTCCCACCGCGGTCTGTATCGCCTTCTGCACCCTGCGGTCAAACTCTGCCTGATTCCCCTCCTGTTTCAAAAAATCATCGAAAGAAACAGGAGCATTGCCTTCTCCTCCTTCTGAAGCCGGTCCACTGTTTCCGCCAGCGCCGTCACCATTCCCGGAATCTCCGGACCCAGTGCCTTCACCTTCTGCGAATAGCTGCAAGCTTCTCATAACTTCAAATACTTTATTTTTCATATCATTTTCCTTTCTGCCCCAGCCCGTTCCATCACGCCCAGACCATTGCATTGAACCATAGTTTAACGTCATTACGGACACATCCAGTTACTCAATCCGGACATAGTCCGGAAATTCATCGGCAATCTGACAGATACCAATGAAAAAAGAATCCACCAGAAGCTTCCCTGCCTCCGACAGATTCCTGTAATGTATATCAGCCCTTCCGGGTGATATCTCGTGCTCTATATCATTTGCTGTCAGTTCAATAAGCGAACTGACTAAAGACTGCGTCAGTGCTGTCACGCCGGCACACACGATATCTTTTCCGGCTTCCGCATATCCAGCATGACCGGATACTGTGATTCTGTCCTTGCGGACAGTTACCACAATCAATTACCATCACTCCCTTCGTTCAACCAATTCGCCGCCTCATCCACATCGATTGCCCCTGTACGGCTCATATGCACCGCGTCTCCGTCCAAAAGCACCACGGCAGGCAATTTATCAATGTTGTATTTGTCTGCCGTAAATGGGTCGCTCTGCGCGTTCACACGCTGTATTTTATCTTCCCCAACCTTGCGCTCCAGTGGTACTATGAACTGCTTTTCATAGAACCTGCACGGCGGGCACCAGGGGGCGTGAAAGAATAATAGTCTCCTCATAAATACCTCCTAAAAATGAGCATAATAAAACCACCAATCATGGTATCATTGCCCTCTCGACTGGTGGTTAATCCATAAATTCTATTATTTGTTCAAGCATATCCCCGGCTCCACTATCCCAGAAATCTTGCTTTTCTTTTTCCGTTGCGCTCTTCAAGGCTTCATTCACTTCTTCATGTATTTTCAGCCATTCCTCATCCGTCATGTCTTCTCCAAAGATAACCTTTTTTAATTTTTTAAGACTTCTCGGCATTTCTAATCTCTCCTATCAAATCTATTATACGATTTCTTGCAGATAAATCGGTTTCTTTATTTGCCAATTCTATTAACCAACTCTCCCTATTTTCAATTCCCGCATTAAAATAATCTAATGCAAAATCATAATCTGACACATATTGGCTTGTAAGTCCAGCTATATCTCTAAGCGGCTCTGTTACGTTTTTATAGGACCTCTTATAGCTTATCCCATTTTTATTGCACAACTCCTCTGCAAGCATCTCGCAAGCATTCTCTTCAAACCACTTATACTTCCGATATATCTTTTTATTATACAAAACAGACCGGGTATGTAAATGTTCATGTATTACAGTTTTTATACCTGCATCCTTCCTCAGCAGTATATCTCCGTTTGCTTTTGTTACTCCCACTGCATTCGGCAGTTCATTAAGTGAGACAACCTTTGTTACCCCGCTCCATTTACTGTCTGGCAAATCTAAAGTATTCAAATAATTATTCACATGTAAAGAGCACTCCAACAAATCATTAGAAGCATGAGTCAAATCCACATGTAAATCATCTATGTTCTTTAAATCCATTATACCAGAGTCAAATCTATTTGCAACTTTTTCCGCTTGACCGTTCCTATGGCGTTTCTCGTAGTCGTCAAGCCACTTCTGCCTGTTTGCTATGTGCGGGGTGGCAGTACAATGGCACCACGGGTGCATGGGCGGGAAATTTATACCCGGCTTACGTTCACTCCACTTGAATATCTCCTCATTCAAGTCGTCACAAATATCCCGCCATCCGTTACGCCGTGCTTTATCATATTGCACGCGAAAAATATATTCCTCCGTATCTGCCTCAAATGCTGCTGCTCTTGCTTCATTCATTACGAAGGTTCCTTCTGTATAGATGAGCCTGTAAGCGTCATTCCTGGACACCTTCCCAAACCTCTGCCGGAGCTGTCTTGTCATACGCTCATAGCTGTCTCCGCGTGCGAATCCTGCCGCAATATCTGTGTTTAAATATTGCGCCAGCTTCTCTGCATTCCCCCATATCCGTTCACTAAAATCTTTTCCATTACTCCACTTTGTATTGACAACTGTTTTGATGATGTTTGAATCTTCGGAATAAAAATTCTTACCATAGCCCATTGTCTCGGCAGCAACATTAGCACTTCTTACAGCCTGCCTCATAAGGTGCCTGCGTATCTCCTCATTGTCTATTGCCCCCATTTCATACTGCTGTATCCTTACAGACATCTGCAACCCTTCCAGACGATTGAGCTTATAAATAGACTCCCGAACAGGTAATAAATCGGCATATTCCGGGTACAGCTGGACAAAATCCTGCATGCGCTTTATCAGCTGCTCCTTATCTTCATCAGATAAATTCTGCATTAAGTTCCTATACTCTATAACCTTGTTCTCCCCATAGATGGAATAATACGCAGCTATTTCCTTTTCCAACTTCCGGTATTCTGTATCATAAAAGGACGAGAGCCGCTTCTTCAGTTTCGCTTCGTCCTTTTCTAATGCGCTATTTAGTTCCTGTTGACGCCGTTCCCAATAATTCATCTTCATTCACCGCCCTAGCTGTAGGATAATCTGTCTCGTACCCGGTAACATCTTGTTCCTCATTAATTCTTTCAATCTCGTCCTTTACATTATCCACAATCGACAGTACCTTAAGCTGAGTCTCCTGTGACGTGATACCAGCCAGATTCCCCGCTATCTGCGATTCCTCCAAGATATTCGCCGGATAATTCTGGGTAAATACATAATGCAACATTACCCAATCATCTCTCTTCATCCCGGAAACCGGATTGCTAAAAATAAGCATATACCTGCGATTCATTCCAGAGGAGAACTTTCGTTCTTTTGTCTTTGCCAGGTCGCTCATAGCCTGCAGCTTATACTTCAACGCTATCCCAGATGACGCGCCAAAGCTCTCATCAGATATATTTGCCACCATGCTTATCTGGAATATCAGCTTCTCCAAACGGTTAATCAGATTCTCTTGGGTGGTATCCCCATTTGGCTTTTGCAAAAAATCAACCTCTAATTCTCCGTTGATGTTCCCGTCAAAGTTGATTATTCTGTTAGACCTAATCTCTTTAAGGTCATCCTCCATTAACCGTGCACCTAGGATTTTCATATATGCGTCTGCGAATGAATCCACATCATTCGCCTTTTCTGAAATCGCTTTGTTGTATGCATTAATCATACTCAGTACGGATTCAAAAATTCCCATCCTCTCCTCATTTTCACAGTACTCTGTCGCCGGAACCCCATCGAATCCATGTGTCTTCTCATCCTCCCAGATTATCTTTCCTCTCTGAACGAAGTACCGCACCTTCTGGGAATCAGACACACTTCCATGCAGAACATTGTCTGAATCTATATAAGTCCGGACGAAATACCTCGGTCTCTCCAACACGGAATCGTCATAAACCATGAACGCTTCGAGCGGAGATACATACGTAATCCCGATATTTCCCTTATCATCTACGAAATACATTTCATATCCTTTCCCATATATGCTGCATATCTTAGATAATTCAGCGTTATTATCGTCCTGGTCGTTGTACTGGTCCAACAATTCAACATAATTCATGATATTTGAATCGTCACAGGTAATCTTGATAGGAATACCGATAAAAAAGCCATTCATCGTGTCAACAATATACTTTGCAAAATTTACTGCAATCCTGTTATCCGGTTTCCAATCCGGTTTTGGCGCCTGGTGAAAAATAGGGTAGTCTGTCATATATGCATCGCAAAGCCGTTGATACCGATAAGCCACCTCTGCATTGTGCCTGCTCAGGAATACTCCCAAGGCGTCTGCATTCAACTCTTCGGTATCAGAAAGTCTATAAATGTTATGTCCTCTCAATCAAATTCCTCCTTTAACTGGATTGTATTTTGACCCTGTATCCATCTTCCGCAGCAGGCTAGCTGCTGAATCAGGGCTGTCATCATGTTCCGCAAATTCATTGTAATCTAATATTTCATTTATGTACTCCGGGTCCGTATCTTCCAGCCAAATGATATTCTTCCATCCTCTTCTCAGGTAGGTGGATATCTTCAAAAATTTATTCGTAGATTCACTGTAAGGATTGACATGATATCCGAGTCCTCGAAGCTCCTTTGCGAGATACCCTTTATCTGCGTTCTTTTCACAGGAAATTGACCCTGCCCGAAATCTCTTGTGATACATTCCAATTTCTGAAAGACAGTCATCCACATGCTTGTCCCAGCGCTTACCAAAACCAATGATTTTTCCATCTGAAAGCGCCTTCAGAATCGTATATGCCGTTCCATCAGCGCCGTCATATGCTGCATCGATATGAGCCAGCCCTCCATAAATGAGACTTTCATCCTTCGTAAACTGCGGATTTTTAAACATTGCGCCTTTGTCAGCAATATGCTTCAGTTCATAGTTTGCTGCAAATAAACTGTCCGACATGGACTGGCGGAGCTCCTCCAGCTTATTCCGTGAAATCAATCCGGTAGAATAGCAATCGTATTTCCGTACATTCGGCATAAGCGAAATGGCATCGTCCTTATGCCAGGGTGTTCCTGTATTGACAAACCTTCCTCCACGGTTTCGGATGTTCTGCAGCTCCATGTACTGGGTTTTGGTACGCTCCCTCTCCGCCTTACTGATTCTATCCTTCAGATTGACGATATCGTCTGTCACCACAATATCCGCATGCTTCCCAGTGATACTGGTTCCAATCCCCAGCCCTACCACCTGCGATATACCTTTCGTAGATGTGCAGAGATTTGTATGAATCTCAGAATTATTTTCCTTCAGGAACTGCAAATCTGTCTCGTACAGGGTCCGAACGATATGCCTCATACACCACGCTTTTAAAATCTTTTGAGTCTGAAGCAGAACCTCTGTCACATCATCGTCTGTCTTCCGGAAAAACATCACGTTCTCATTCGGGCGGGTCACGGTATGGATTGCAAGGAACAGAGAAAGGTCTGTTGTTTTGTAAGACCCGCGGTGTGCCAGAAGCGTCTGGTCGTTTTCTGCGTAAAGAAAAGACCTCAGCCACTCATTATGAAGAGTGGTAAGGTCCGTAAATCCTACCCAGTGTCCGATTTTATACGGCTCATTCCACAGGAGGTCCAGAACCGCTTTCTTTGAGCTGTTCAAAATATGCCTCCATTTCTTTTATGGAATCGTCTATTGGTTGTGACAATTCTATATTCTGACGGTCAGACCACACTTCGCGCTTTCTATTTTTCAGCCAGAATATCTGCGCTGTCGTATCCGGAACAACCTCTTTCTTGGTTACCGTTCTCTCGGTCATCACGCCACCCTCAAACTTTTCCTTGACTTCCTCATACTCATATCCAAGAGCGCGCTTTAGAAGAGCGTTCTCTACCTGTCGGTCAACTACCTCTTTCCCCTTTTTTAGGGACTCGGAAATCTCGGGATACCTCTGTTTCCACGCATAGAGAGTAGCTGGATTAATTCCGGCGTTATTCGATATCTGCTCATCCGTTAAACCATCCCTAGCCCAGCCCTCAAGCTTTAGCAAGCCCTCCGGCGTCAGCCAGTATTCATATTTTCCTTTCGCCATCAGGCTCACCTCACTTTCAAGATTTTATAAATCGATTTAGAATTCAACAAATGACAAGACAATCTCTTTTCCTAATTCTGTTAATTCTATTTCATCCTCTAACAAATCCCCTATAGGCTCTATAATTTTTAACGCTAAGAGTTTTAGTAAAATATTGGACAAACTAGTCTCTTTAAGCTTCAGTTCACCTTCTATAGATTCATGATAAATTTCTATTGCCTGTTTTAATGACTCTGCAGTCCACTGAGTAAATAGAATAATTCCAATACTTTTCAGTATCTCGCCAATACTAGTGATATGACATACTTCCTTATTATCAATATTCTTAAATTTTATTTCAAATTCTGCACTTATTTTATTTTTAAGTTCTGATTGTTTTTTATTGAAATTCTTATCGTTTTCTATCCCCGCCTTATTTTTTATTTCGAGATACATATGCTTATACTGATCTCGTTCATCTCTTAATTGTTCCAATTTATCGTATAATCCAGGATCCGACACCGTATTACCACGTATCCAACCCACTTTTGGATTTTGTTTCATCTCGCGAGAAAGACTACTATGAAGATTATACTTTAATTCATCTTTTGTATTCCAAAATTTTGCCAATCTTCCTTTTAATACTTTTTCTCTAAAACTGTCTAATTTTTTTCTTTTATCGGCATCCATTTCAACTTTATCTGCCGGAAGATGTTCGATATCTTTTTTCACAAATGCTAAAATAGGTATTCCCTTCTCTTGCGCATAGTCAAATTCTTTTTCAGTATAACTCAATCCATCTTCAGCTATGGAACCATATTTTCCAGCCACGATAATTACATAATAGTCTGACTCATCAATCACTGACTTTATATATGCGAATTGCTCCTTGTTGCTTGCTGGGAACATTTCCATTCCAGCAGGGAAACAATCCAGTTCAATTATAGCCTCCATTACGCCTTTTCTTTCATCTTCCAAGTCTGCAAATGTAGAACTAATAAAAACCTGATATCTTTTCTCCATTTTTCCTCCACACAAACTTCCCGAAACACACCACATTTTCTTAAATGATATACCATATTCTGACAATTATCAACAAATTGTGACGGTTTCTGTTCTGTGTGGTGGTAAAATTATGGTAGAACACTTGTTCTGATTTTGCAATATCGGAAAATTGCACAGAAAAACGCCCCATACTTTTGTATAGAGCGTCCTCTGGTTTATATGTTGTGGGAGGGTGAGCCGTCCAGCATTACACCTTTCGGCTTTATAGCATACTAACACATTTTGCCGTGACATTGCGTGACATTTATGCAACTTTTTCAAGATATCTTTTATGTCTTTGCTTGCAATTGTCTTCTGTGTACTTTATCCGGCGCTTTGGGAATATCTGGTTCATCCTCATAGCGACCTGATACCACGTAAGATTATCTATGTAGTACAGCCGGAACATGATACGCAGCTCACTCTTCTCAATTGTCTGTATGTACTCCTCCACCTGCAGCTGCTTCTCAATCAAATCCGTCTCAAGCATATGCAGCCTTGCCTGCCAACGCTCCAGAAGTGCTTGTCTTCGCTCTATTTCCATCTTCGGGAAGCCTTTTATCTTCACTGTGCGGATGGGCTTCTTCCCTTTCTTGCCGCATGTCACAGAGTCCGCTACAATCAGACGGTTCAACTGGTCTATCTTCTTCTGGTCTTCGGTAATCCTGCGCCGCAGGTCTTTAATCTCCTCTTTCATGTTTGCATATTCGCTAAGTATGCTCTTGTCCATCCGCAACACTCCCTTTTATGTCGTACTTCTCTGCCAGATATTCCGAAACCGTCTTGTGCTCCATCTGCGCCGCCTGCGCTTGTATCATCACCACCACACCGGCAGGACGCCGGAACCACGCAGCAGCATGTTCGTCCGGCGGATGTTCTGCCATCTTCTCATGGTGCTCCCGGCTGTCCCGGTGCGCTTCTTTTCTTGTTCTCAATTACAGTCCTCCTTAATCATCTTGCAAATAAACGCCTTCAAACGCACCCGTATTACTTTTATCTCTTGAGACTTCAAATGCATTTGTTACCCCAACCCCGTCATTGAATGGGTTGTCGCCTCCATGATAAAAAAAGACGGATTTATCTTTATCACTTACTGTTTTCAAAAAACTCTCTAATTCTTTTACTGTCATTCCTCTGCTCCTTTACATACCTTCTTGTAGATTTCCAGCACAATCAATCCTATAGCCTTTAATTCTTTGAATCCATCGTACTTCTTGACATATTCTATAGCCTCTTTTATGCTCATTCCTCTGCTCCTTTCTCTGGGTGGTATGGCTCAAGATGTTCTCTCCATGCTATTACAACAGCAGGAATATGAAAATCTCTGTCATACCATTGCGCAAAACCATGCTCCTCGTATCCACACTCATTTATGAATGTCACTTCGTAATTTGCTCTTCTATCTTCCGGCAGCCGAACATCGCACGGTATCCAGCCGTCATTCATGTGCTTGCGTATGATATTTATGCATAATTCAAATGCCGAAGCAACGTTGTGATTCCTATTTGCAATAGCAAAGTTTCTATGCGCTGTAATCTCTTCCAGAATCTTCTCTAACATGTTATTTCATCTCCTCCACATGCCTTAAAATACATTCCTTACATCCAGTTTCTCTGTAACCGACACATTCTGTCTCAAAATTAATCTTTGCGTCATCTTTCAGAGGACACGAGAGCGTATGTTTCATAATGTAATCCAATAACAGTGCTTCACTTGCCGTCATGTCAGTCCTCCTCTGTATTCTCTTCATACTCTTTCCGCTTGATTATCCTGATATTTTCTTTCGGAACATCGAAAAATTCTGCAAATCCTTTTATCTGATTCTGCACATATCTCTGCAAATTAAACCCGGTTAAATTCTCTGTATTGAGTTACCTTGCTCTCGGAATATCCAACTTCTCCTTTTCCTCCAAACATTTCCGCGTCTTTAATCTCATAAAAAACGCTTATTGTTACATCTATTTTCTTCTGCATATCACTCCTCCTTAAACATCTTCTTTGGCAATATCATTTGACAATTTGCGCAAAATCTTCTCTTCCCCGCAAAATCTGTTATGTCCTCACTCGCGCCATTCGGTTCTCCGTCAAATGTGAAATATAAAAACCTGTGCACTATCTCTTTCATGTAGTACCCTTCTTCTGACCCGCAAAATGGACATTTCATCGTTCATCCTCCCACAATCTCTGTCCGCACTCGTCGCAGAACTTGTTCCACGGGTATGCTTTGTTCCCGCATGCCGGGCAGACCATTTCATCTGGTCCCAGAACGGGTTTCTTCGCCGTGTCCCGCTCCTTCAGCGCTGTGCCCTCTGGTGGGGTGAGTCCGGTGTCCTCATAATCACTCAAAATTTTTATTGCCTTGTTTCTAAATTTCTCATCGTCACACTTAAGGTGTATCAGCCCCGAAGGTGCCTTTATTGTTAATCGCTCCATCTCTGCTCTCCCTTCGTTTGTTTTGATTTTAGGCAACAAAAAACCAACCACCTATTGATGGTTGGCAATCGCTTACTCCTTTTTCTGCTCATCTAATTTATCCGAAAACAGTTTTAAAAAATCCAAAAACTCTCTATTATTTGAAAATTTCTTTCCAATATATTTTTCAATTTCTTCTTTGTTTCTATTTAAT